GCCTCTACGGCATGAAGATTCATTATAAGCTCGGTGGACACTTCCACGTTCCCTCGAATCTCGGCGACGAAACCATAGTCAACGGTACGATGGTCGGCGGCTCTGATTTAAGCATCAATAAAATGCAGATGGCATGTTTGCCGTCGCAAAAGATATTCTATTTCGATCGAGATCATGGCATTCACCGGGAATCGAATGTCTACCTTGCCGAACCGGTTGTGCTTGAACCTGACGAGCACGGCATTTATACGACGCACTTATGAGTGGCGCAAATCGGCGTAAAAAATGAAGAAAAACGTGAGCTAAAAACAAGAAAAAAATAACATTTTTTTAAAATAATTATGACCGTCTGTAAAGGCATACTATATAGGCTTTTATGGGTGGTCGTTTTTTTATGAGGTGAAAATAATACTTGACATATTAAGTAATATAATATATATTATATAACAGAAAGAAGAAGGAATCACCAAAAAGGAGACGGAAATGAAAACGATAATATGTGACGAGTGTGGAAGAGACGTGAGAGTCGATGAAGAGACTGCTTATAACGCGGCTGTAGTTCACCACTATGTATGTTCTGACTGTTTGGCAAAAATCGAAATTGATGATCCGCTCGTTCGGATGTATGATTTCCCGAAACTTGAAGGCAGCCGGAAGCAGGTCGAATGGGCGGTTAATATTCGTAAAAATGCGATGAAAAAACACGGCAAAGGTAAAGCAAAGCTCACGGTTGATGATTTCAAAACTCAGACTTCAGCAGCCTGGTGGATCGAAAATCGCTAACAAGGAGAAGGTAATGAGACGTTACAAATTAAGCACAGGCGAGACCTATTACTCCCATCCGGATATTGATGAGAGCAAAAACAACTTCACGCAGGGTGATCAACCGATTTGTAATATGCTTTATTTTGCAAATTTCAGCGACATGCTGAAGTTAGCTCTGAATGAAACAATGGAATTACCGGAACCGTACACAGGCATATCTATCACGCGAATTAAATAACACCTACAGCCCGGACCGGCGGGTATCCGGCGAGGAGGATGTCATGGAACGAGTAATCATTTCAATCGGGAAAGTACACGGCGGAACACCGGGCATGGTAGACGTTGACAGTTGTGAAATCGATGAACAAGGCAATCGTGACGGCTTTCAAACAGACCGTATCGCCCTGACTTGGGATTGCCTTACAGACAGAGGGTATGACGACGAAGCGATATTAGAGCTTGTCAAGTCCGAAATCGGCGCGACAGGAATGCAGGTTTAACCTTTTCAAGGGAGCGTTTCACATGAAAACCTTAATAATCATCTTTCTTTGTGTCTGTATCTATCTTGTAGTTCTGTATTTAGCCTTATATATCAACTATAAACTGTCAAAACACAGAGACGAAACTCACGAGTACTGGAGGAAATATTATGAAGAACACCCTGATGAAAAGCCGGATAATCCAGATGATGATAATGAGTAACATCATTATAGGATGTAGTAATCCCGTATCAAGTAACGATCCTACTAAAGAGTTTTGGTTCCGCAACCCGCAGCTTGAAGCCTATGCTCACGAACGCATGGAAAAGGCAAGGTTGAACCTGCATACCGTGAAGGATGTCAAAACCTTACAGGCTCAATTTAGGACTATAACCGAGGTACAGGATTTTGAGCCGACGATCGAGCTCGTGTTCGCTCGTGACCTCGTGGGTAACTGCAAGAGCGCGGCGGTGCTTGGACAATGGAGTCTGGAGCAGATAGGTATAGAGTCAAGGTTTGTGACCTTAAAGGGAAATGGGGTGCCGTCACATAAAATAGTCATTTCTCGTGACAACACTATAATGATAAGCAATAGTGAAGTACTGACAGGACTTGATACTGAATTATGGCAGAATCAAGTGTACTCATGGTTTGGTTGGAAATACAATCGAATGGAGGAATAACAATGAAAAGAATATTATTTACTCTATCAATGCCTAATAGCGGTTCTTGGAACGGGAAATGGTCTGGTGAGGGTAGGGCATACTGTAAAACCAAAACCATAACAGACAAAAGAGCGGGAGAGCTTGGTATTCTCGAAGATAATGAAAGAAATTGGTATCATCATTGGTCTGATGGATGGACTGCATGTATAAGTGGTAGGATTTTGAAGAAAGGTGAAAGAGCACCCAAGTCTGCTGGATTTTGTGGCTATGATTGGATGGTTACAAATATATGGCTTTATAATAGTACCAGTGAGAGATAAAAGGATTGAACAGCGAGTTGTGGAAGAATCAGGTGCTTTCGCTGTTCGGCCATCGTTACGCGGAAATTCAATGAGAAATCGAGAGGTTAATGACACGAGAACAAACTGAATTTAATCCTATGATGTGTGTCTGTCGGCGATGTGGATATTCCTGGATAAAACGATCCATGGATCGACCCGGAACCTGTCCTCGATGCGGATCGGCGAAATGGGATACAGTGCGCACCGGGCGAGAGCCTGGGCGAAAACCGAGGGAGCGATAAGCTCCCTTTTTTATTGCACAAAACCGTCTAAATGAAAAAAATATAAAAAAAGACTTGACAGCTTTTAAATAACTATTATATTTATATCGTACAGAGCAAAATAATGGAAACAATAATCATAAAAGAGCTAAAAATCATGGAAACAATGTTTAACTTTTTGAATCGTTACCGGATACTTCGACGCATGACTTTCAAGGATTTTGCTGCTGAAATCGGACTCCCGGAAACTGTCGTGCGACGTGCGCTTATCGGTGATACGGTCCCGCATGATTATAACAAGATCATGTTTGAAAGGTATTATCAAAACAACCGTGCTGAAATCATCCGGGTATTAACTGACAACGAGCCAATTAACAAGGTAGAGACCACCTCATAACCGGGCGGCGGTCTCCTTGGTGGCAGACAACAGGTTTTTCAGCCCTGCTCCCCTGTCGCTTCCTTTTCGCCGCCCGTCAAAAAAGGAGAATCAGCATGGAACAAACACAGCACACACCAACACCTTGGAAAGTATCAAAACTTTCCTTTGAGAGTGGACGATTCCCTGAAAATCATAATTCATCATCTTATTTTATTATTGACGGTGAAAACAAAAAAGCCAACGCTGAATTTATCGTCAAGGCGTGCAATGCCTATGATGAAATGCTTGCCTTCATCGAGGAAGTTGCAACGGTAAGTCTTGCTGATCATGTAGCACTTGTTGCACTGAAACGCGAAGCCCTTGAACTCATCGAGAAAGTGAGGAGTTGACCCATGAAACAACTTCAGTTCAACCGGAATTTCGACCCTCGTCGGCGTGCCAGACATGGCGCACGAGTTACTTACATCTTTAAGAACAATTCCCATGTCACCCGCTTTACCTGTGTATTTGACAGCACTATTTTTGCCAGCCCACTTGAACAAATCATGTATGAAAACTGGTGGTATTTCAAAGACCGTCCCAAGGCTCAGCTTGTCACGGGCATTTTCGTTCCGATACGCAAGTCTCACAAGATACCTCTTTCTCTATTGTGTGAAAATTAACCGACCAGGGAGAAAGTTATGCAAAAGTGTTTCGTAACGGAAGAGCAGACATTCACGATCGACTTCGACGATAGCGAGGATGCCAGAGAGTTTTATAACAGAACGAGAGAGCCTTTTTATAACGGAACAATCGACCTTAATGTGCATGATGTTGTCGCCGCGTTCGATAATCCGAAAGACGCTGATGAGTTTAGGGACTTTCTAAAAACAAACCTCGAAGAAAAAGGAATCACTGAGCGCGGCTTTAAAATCTATGAGCTTTATAGGCCTTATAGGCCTGAACCTGTCAGGATAGGACATGCTACAGATGTAAAGCTATTTGAGGGGGTGGATAAATGACATCTAAAATCATTCGCAAGCCCGGAACCGATTTTTACAATCTCTACATCGACGGCATACACAATTACGGAAGTTCGATTACCAACGAGAAATAGATCACCCGGTCGATACCATTGGCCTTCCCATTCAAAAGGGTATTAACTGTTTTTCCTGCTCGTGGGGCGGCTCACCAATAACCATACTGAAAGGAGCAATAAATATCAATGGGCAGGTTCATACCCTCAAATAGTGGCGGCAAACACGGGAAACTCTTGCCGCACGATTGGATAAAGCCGGCGCATCATTTCACACATCACACAGTCTATCGTGGCAGACGCAGGAACGACGTTATGGATATGGATAAGGAAAGATCGGCTATTCTCGCCGCAAGGATAAATGAAAGCCTGAGTCGGCGTGTTATGGGATTCCTGTCGAACGTGTTTCAAAAGAAGAACTTTCAAATGAGAAGTAAGATGAATCGTCTGTTTCAATTCTTGTGGCGGCTTTTAATGGTGACGGAAAAAACAAAGGGGAAATCACAATGACAGAGGAAATTATCAAGCAAGATAATTCTATCGTAACCCTCGGAGAGGGTACGGGGGCACTGGAATTTCGTTCCGATGAAGAAATGAACTCTTTCCTTGAACAGGTTGAACGCAGGAATACAGCCATTGACCGGATGTTAAAGATGGCTTTGGCTAAACTACAGCCGGAAGATTTTCACGACTTCAACGGGAAACCGATGTTACAGGGAATCGGAGCGCAACGCCTCATTAAGTTTTTCGGTATCACCGTGAGCGACATGGAGCGTGTGCCCGCTATCGGTTACGAAATATGCGAAGGCGATATAGCCAACAGGCTTCGGGTTACATTCAGGGCAACATTTAAACTCGGTTCGATGGAAATAACCGGAGAGGGTATGCGAGATACCCATAACCAGTTGTTTTGTAAAACGACCGCAGGGTATAAGGAAATCGCCGACATCGAACTACCGAATCTTGACCGTGCCGCAAAGACAGCCATGTATCGAGATGGCGTTGCTACTCTTTTAGGGCTTAAAGGCTTGACATGGAAATATCTCAAAAACCTCGGTTTCTCTCCGGATCAGACAACAGGCCACAGTTATCAAACAGGCTCACAGGGCGGTAACGCAGCAAGTTCAGCCGAAGCAAAAACCAAACAAGCCGAGATTGCCAACATGATTTTTGAAATGTCCGGTCAAGACCCTGAAAAGTCAAAAGAAATGCTGATGCAATATACCGAATGGACAAACAAAAAAGGTGAGGTGGTAGCCGGGAAAGATTCAGTATCGAAGCTATCGGACAAGCAGGTTCCTCTTATTCACCGGAAAGTCAAGGAGGATTATGATAAATTCATCCCCGACAATCCCGAACAGACTGAACAAGAGCCAGATGAACTTCAAGGGAAGATAGGATTCTAACATGAAATTCAACCTGTCCGAAAAACTTCTAAAACACGTTGACAAGCAACGCCGAAATTTTCCTCAACACGTCAACCGTATTTCGTCTATCGGTTTCCCCTGTGCTCGTAATTGCGTCTATCAAATAACGCATTGGGACGAGAAGGAACTTCCATCGCCTGAATTGCAGCTCATATTCAACGAAGGAAGGCATCAGGAACGGGCTATAAAGCGCGATCTTGAAGAAGCGGGGATAAGTATCATCCGGCAAGAAGAGCCGCTGTGGTTTGCCGAGGAACGCCTCAGCGGTCATGTTGACGGTATCATTCAATATCGCCGCTCGCATATAGCTCTCGAAATCAAATCAATGTCGCCATATCTATTCGATAAAATCAATTCAGCGCAAGACCTTATTAACTCGTCTTTCCCGTTCCATCGCTGCTATGTCGTTCAACTTCAACTTTACATGCGGGGATCGTCTCTAAAGAATGGGATACTCTTTATTAAAAACAAGAGTAATGGGGCGTTTAAAGAGATAGTTATTGAATCGGATAA